GTAAGAAAATCGGGAAAATGATTGGCGCTCCAACATTACATCCGCATGATTTTAGGCATAGTTATGCAACATTATTGAAGAATGAAAATGTACCGTTAGAGGATATCTCAACCATGCTGAATCATTCCGGAACCGACGTTACACGTAAGTTCTATATTAAAATCGACACTTCAAAGGTAAGAAAAATTAAAGACAGTATTGTTATTTGATATCTGTCAATCTATCGTGCTTCGCTACGTCAATGCGAACCTTTACTTAGGACTGGCTGCTGGGCGGCCTGACAGCCGGAAAGACGGCGAATCTGCAGAGATACCCAAGTGGTAAAGGGAGCTGTTTGCTAAACAGCCAGGGTGTAGCAGCCGCACAGGTTCGAATCCTGTTCTCTGCGTATCTTGCGGGACGACCGCGCAATTTGTGATCACAATAAAGGAGGAAATCATTATGTTAAACGTAAAAGATATCGAAAAATACACTGCTAAAATTAATGCCGCTATCGACGATTCTGGTGTAGACTCTGATGAAACAATCGATCTTATTGCAGAATATACAGGACCTGAGACTGGTCTTTGGTGGAATGCTGGCGACAGAAAGCTTTGCATCGCAAAGGGTTGGTGTGAGGACGAGGATGGAAACATCGTTGATCCGGTAGAATGTACTGGTCCAGCAACAGGTCTTGAATACCGCGATGGGAAAGTAAGACGTGTTAAACAGTAGGAAATAATGATTTTATCAGGAGAGCAGTTTTGTACTACTCTCCTATTTTATTGGTAGCGTGGCAGAATTGGCAAATGCTCCCGTCTTGAAAACGGGCGTCCGAAAGGACATGTGGGATCGAGACCTACCGCTGTCGTTTATTTGTGATCAAAAGGAGGTGACTGCCGTTGGCAGCCGAAACAAAAGAGCCTGTCAAAATGACAGCATCTCAATTAAAAATAAAAGTCACTAATTTAGAAGATAAATTAGAAAAACTCAAAAATGGAGCTTGGTGTTATTTATGTGACAAACATAAGGCGCGAGAAAATTTTTATATGACAACAGATCCGATGAGTAAAAGTGGATTAACTCCAATCTGTAAAGATTGTGCTCGTAAAATTGCTTTAAAGGTTGATAAGAAGGGGATTGAACATGAGCCAGATAAAGACTCGGTTCGTTTAGCATTAAGGTATTTAAATAAGCCATTTCTCGAAAGTGTTTGGGATTACAGTATTGAAGAAGTTCAAAATTTGGCATCCGGAAAGATGAAATCAAATGTCTGGAATGCGTATATTCGGCAAATTTCTATGGGGCAATATAATGGGAAAACTTATTTTGACAGTGATGGGCTTATTCCTATTGCGTCTGAGGCGACTATTGAATCAGAAACTCCTCGTAAAGAAATAGCATTACATGATGATTTTCAGAAGAACAAAGCGGACGTAATAAAACTATTAAATTACGATCCGTTTGAAAAAGAAGACATATCTGATCAGCCATTCCTTTATTCTCAATTATTAGGCCTTCTTGATGCAAGTGAGGATGCAAACGAAGATATGATGCGAACCGCTTCAGCCATTTCTGTTGTCCGAGGTTTTTTACAGCAATCTAAGTTGGATGATGCCATTGCTAAGTTCATGTCTGATATTTCTAATATTGAAAGAAATTCTGCAACAATCAAATCTCTTCAAGAAAGTAAAAACAAGATTTCTTCTGTTATTGCTACTCTGGCTAGAGATAGCTGCATTTCTCTGAAATACAACAAGAATGCAAAAAAAGGTGAAAATACCTGGACCGGAAAAATCAAACGTATTAAAAGCCTCAATCTCCGTGAAAGTGAAGTCAATGGATTTGACATTGATACTTGTAGAGGTATGCGTCAGGTTCAGGAAATAAGTGATGCATCTATCATGAAACAGTTGGCGTTGGATGAATCAGAATGGTCTGATATGGTTGCAGAAATGCGAAAAGCAAATACTACCCTCCGAAGAGAAAAAGATGCATATCAGGAAATTAACAGAATACTCCTTCGAGAAAATTTGGATTTAAGGGATACGTTAAAGGAAGAAGACTTACTTGATGAATCTCAGCTAAAAAGTCTTAAAGATTTGTATTCCGTATTTGGTGATACAGACGATTCTTCCAAAAAGGAGGGATCTGATGATAAACAGTAAACAGATAATTTTAAATTACTATTCTCAGGAGTTATTAAATTACGATAAAGATGTTTATGATCAATATGGCATTTATGTAAAACCTCATGGCTATTCAATTTCTTCAAGGAAAATCGATTCTTATATTCAAATCGCCAATATTCAAAAGTATTTACAGTGCAATCCGGTACGAGCAATAGATTTATTTTTTAATATAGAACTTCTTGACGGGCAATCATTGTTAGTAGAACGTAGTTGGATTTGTCCAAATGTTCTTGCAGTATGTACTCGTGGTTACGGTAAGAGTACCGTAATTGATCTTGAGATTATGGCAAAAGATATGTGCTTTTGCAACGTATGGACATATATTGCAAGTGGAACCGGCGGACAGGCAGAACAGACTTTCACTACTCTTGAACGTCTTGCAAACGATAGTATAGATACCTTTTACGGATCAACAGGATCTATTTTTAAAAATGAAATCGAGATAAAAAGTGCCGCTGGCGATGGGTTTTCTCATTCATCCAATGGTTTTTCCTATTCTTGTTATAACGGTGCAATGACGAAGACTTTAAACAGTAATATAGATGCAAAAAGAGGTAGCCGTGGTTCCGTTCTATTTGATGAGAGCGGGTTCTTGTCTGATGAAATGATGAATGTTTACGGAGCGTTTGCAGCTGTAAACAGAAGCCTGAAAACCGGTAAGGATGCAAATGGTAATTCTATTGACCCAATTCGACAAAGATGTATTCCACGAGATCTCTCTTATCAAAAATTTTATATAAGTTCTGCGTCATCAACTGATACACAGTTTTGGCGCTTATATAGAGACTTTGCAAAACGACAAATTATGGGGGATCCTGATTATTGCGTTTTGCACATCGATTGTGAGCAAGCGTTTAAACCTACATTAAAAGGTGAATTAGTAACTCCTCTTCTGTCTCGTAGCACAGTGGAAACTGAAATGCGTACAAATCCCGAAAAAGCAAGACGCGAATATTATTGCCAGTTTAGTACAGATGCCGGTAATGATGCAATTATAAAACGTGGAGTTATTACCAGAAACGAGGAAGTACGAAAACCTCTTTTATATAACGACACTGGTGACAAAAAATTTGTTATCGCATACGATCCAGCTCGAAGTAGAGATAATTCAGTAATTCTTGTTGGAGAAATTTATGATTTTGAACAAATTGATGGCAGTTTTGATACACGGATGAGGCTGGTCAACTGTATAAACCTGATAGATGTTGGAAAAAAACTAAAATCGCCAATGCAAACTCCTGATCAAATAGAATATCTTAAAAAGGTTATTTTAGATTATAACGCCGGTGCTGATGCTTATGGAAATATTGTTGGAATATACATCGACGCAGGATCAGGGGGTGGCGGAGTAAATATCGCGGACTATTTGATGCCAGATTGGACTGACGCAGCAGGTATTGTTCATAGGGGATTGATTGATAAAGAGTATTCTGAAGAATATGTAAAAAAGTTTCCAAATGCTGTTGACAAAGTTCATTTAATGTCTCCATCTGCTTATAAATCAGAGATGTATGAAGCTATGATTGAGTTAATGAATCAGGACAAAATCAGCTTTACTGCTTCATATGATAACAAAGATTATTTAACAGTGTTTGATGTTGATGAAGACCTTTTAAAAAAAGAGCGAGATCGCATTTCTAAAGAACTAAAAAATGAAAATCTTAACGAGAAAGAATTTGAAAAAAAGCTTTCTGAAAAAATGGATGATATTCAATCTGTTAAAACAAAAATGATAAAACTTGATTGGCAAGACAAGATTGCTTTAGCAAATATGGATGCATTAAAGGAAGAACTTGTAAATATGGTGAGAAAAAAGAGAGATTCTGGAAAAGACTCTTTTGAACTCACACCAGAGAAGGCAAACAAACTCCACGATGACCGTGCTTACACAGCTTGTATGGCCTCTTATGCACTAATGTGCGAACGTAGAAAAAATATCACACAGCGTAAACGTCCGCAATCTGATGCGTCTGATTTTGTCAACTCTCTCACTATCCGCAAAGCTCGTTATAACTAAGGAGGTGCATTAATGCCC